TAGGTGCCAGGCACGGATGTTGGAAAGCTAACTGTACCGAGTGGAATTATATAGACGTCCGAGATTTTGCGTATCTCGATAATATATGGAAAGAGGTTAAGAATCTCAATGTACAAGAAGCAATTCTAGATTATGGAAAAAGATTAGAAAAAGATTTTTCATTCTCGGTGCCTTTGTTAGATGATGCTGTTAGCAAATATGTTGTTGAATTATTTCAAGATCAATATAATCAAGCCACTCAACAAATAGAATGGACGATGAGGCGCAACAGTGTTTGATATAGTATTCATATCTTATAATGAACCTAATGCCGATGCTAACTGGAAGGCATTAGTATCTCGTTTCCCCTACGCTAGACGTATAAACGGAGTTAAAGGGATACATCAAGCACACAAGACAGCAGCAAATTGTTTCGGTATTAGCGATATGTTCTGGGTAGTTGACGGAGATACAGAAGTTCTTGAAGATTTCGATTTCAAAGAGCCCGAGGGAGTATGGGATCAGTCTGCCTACGTATATAAATCACAGAATCCTATAAATGGATTAACATATGGCAATGGAGGAATAAAACTAATTCCAAGATACTATGCTTCAAAAATAACTCTCGATCTAGTTGACATGACAACTTCGATGGCCCCATTTTTCACATCAATTGATATAATCGCAGGAGTAACTAGATTTAACACAGATCCATTTAATACATGGAGGTCAGCTTTCAGAGAATGTGTAAAGTTAAGTTCTAAGATTATCGATAACCAAGTAGATTCTGAAACTGAAAAAAGATTAGATGTCTGGTGTAATCTAGGAAAAGAACAGACTTACGGAGAATGGTGTATTAAAGGGTCTAAAGCTGGAAGAGAATACGGAATTTCAAATATAGGAAATTACGATGCTCTTAAAAAAATAAACGATTTTGATTGGTTAAAAGATCAGTTTAATAACCAAGTCGATTAAGCAGTTAGGCTTCCTCTTTTTATTATACTTCCTTGATACTCGACTTCAAAAGAAGTATAAATCCAATGCTTTTCTCTCGATTGGAAATTTCTGAGTATTTCTTCTATTGAATCATGTAAAAGAAAATTACAGGGAATACGGGCAACTTTGGCATTGCCGGAATACAGGTGAAAAATAAAATCTAATTGATTAAGTTTGCTCATGAAATTTATGCTTTCCGTATTCAACAAAAGATTGATCAAGCTCTGTTATATCCATTTTATTCATTAATACATCAAGATCAATACTATCTTCATTTGGAGATGGTATGAATAAAAAATAGCCATCATCATCTAATAATATAGGATTTGTATCGTCAAAATAATAAAATCCAATATTTAATCTTTTACATACTCCTAAAAGTTCTGATGTTTGATTAGCCAATGTATACAAGACGTCAGTAACTGGATTTCCTTTTAATTTAATTAATTCCCAAGGCATTCCGTATTCGCCAGTTGGTGTAACAAATTTATTATAATATAAAACTTGACCCTTTGGTAATCCAAATGCGTGATCATCATTTTCTAAAGATAATGTATCAAACTCTAATGGTTTAGACATTCGAATAATGTTTAATTTTTCATTTTCTGTATAAAGAGTTACAATTGAATTATAAAAATCTTGATTTCTTCTATTATCAATTATATGAAAAGTACCGTCATTTTCAAAGAAATAAGCAGCAGCCTTCTCTAAGTACCAAAATCCATTTTCGTTACTGCCCCATACTTTAAAAGATTGAGATTCGGATGGAAGATTATTGGTGATTAGCGAATTAAACGCAGTTAATGTATCTACCGTGAAGGTATTAATCTTTTCAAGTAAAAATTGTTTCATGATCATTTATTTAGTCTAGTTTATTTTTGTATCATTATGTACCTAGTTAAATATGTTCATGGACATACCTTGGGAAAACATAATTCAATTTGGACAACGAACTATGTTAGATTTTCCTTTGTTTTCTACAAGTTGGATATTGGGTAGATTCTGTAACTACAAATGCAGTTATTGCTGGCCGTATGCCCGAGCAGATATTCCGGACTATCAGCCGATTGAACTATATAAATCTACAATAGACAAAATCAAAGAGCAAGCACAGCTCAACGGTTTTAATAGGTTCCACTGGAGTTTCAGTGGCGGAGAACCAACTGCCTATAAACAGTTAAATGATTTAGTTAAACATCTAGACGATGGGTTAACTTATCAAACTATACATATGACTACTAACTTGAGTCCTGGAAGCAAGTGGTGGAATACCTGGTGTCAGAACACTGCTTTGCTACAGCGAAGAAGCATTACCGCTAGTTTCCACGACGAATTTGCCAAAGAACAAGAGTTTGGTGATAAGTGTCTACAGTTACAATATGAGCCGGTACACGTTACTATTAACCAAGTTATGGTTCCAGAAAAGTTTTACGAGTTGTATGAACGCTGTGAGCGATTCCACAAGCGTGGTATTAACGTAACACTCAAACCTCAGAGTGATTCAACTGCTAGTCGTATAGTTGATGGTTATACTGATGATATGATTAACTTGATGAGAACAGGTTTCCCTCAGAGGTCCAACGGAGAAGAAATTTATCAAATTGCTCTAAATGATAAGGATGGCAACGAATATCTTTTTGATCAGGCAGAACGATTTAATGCGTTTGGGTTTAATCAATTTAAAGATTGGACTTGTAGAAGCGGTTATCAGAGTGTTATAATAAGAGGGAATGAAATAAAAAGAGGATACAGTTGTCACGATGTTTCATTAGGTACATTAGACAACTTTCAATTATTTACAGAACCTAAGTTATGTGTTACTCAAACTTGTATAAGCTCAGCAGATAGTAAGATACCAAAATGCAAATAGATACCGATCATCTACATTATTGGATGCAGGCCATTCGACAGAGTCCCGATCCTATACGTACATTAGATGCTTTTTGGTCTGGACAACTTAAAAGTAAAGAATGGTTAATTAATAACTTGCATCCTCATGTTAAAAAATTTGTAACTATTGATATTCATGGCGGATGGGTAGGTGTATTAGCCAGTATGTTATTCCAGAGTGTCATTCCTGTAAAGACTATTAGGAGTATCGATCTAGATCCTACTTGCGAACCCATTGCCATTATGATGAACAAAAAAGAGGAGATGGTTAATAGATTCTCTGCTGTTACTTCTGATATGTGTGATATTACAAGCGATGCCGATATTGTTATTAATACTAGTTGCGAACATATAACACAAGAGCAATACAATTTATGGCTGAGTAAGGTATCTAGTACTAGCCTAATTGTGTTACAAAGCAACAATTATAATATACCCGAGCATATTCGTATAGCAGATAACTTAGAACATTTTAAAACACAATGCGATATCAAAATATTATGGGCAGGAGAACTTGCGTTACCTCTATATACCAGATATATGATAATAGGACAACATAGTGTTTAAGTTTAGTGAATTACAACAGATACATCTTGAGATAACAAATAACTGTCAAGCCAGTTGTCCTATGTGTAGCCGAAACTATCACGGCGGAATTGATAATCCTTTGATTGAGATTAATAATTGGACACTAGATCAATTTAAAAATACAATAAATTTAGAAGTATTGTCTCAAGTGAAATCATTATACTTTTGTGGAAATTTCGGAGATCCGCTTTTAAACAATGATCTAATAGAAATGATAGAATTTGCTGTTGCTAATAATCCGACTATAGAGATCAGAGTTCATACCAATGGAAGTCTCAGAGGAACACAGTGGTGGGAGAGATTTGCCAAAGCAATGCCCGCTAACCACTTGGTAATTTTTGGTATTGATGGGCTCGAAGAGACGCATAGTTTATACAGGATTGGAACTGACTTTAATACTATAATAAGAAATGCCAAATCATTCATCAGAGCAGGCGGAATAGCCGAGTGGGCATTTATTAGATTTAAACATAATTCTCACGAAGTTGAATCAGCAAAAGAGCTTGCTTCTGAAATTGGATTCCAACATTTTGTTATGAAAGACAGCCGCCGATTTTTATTAGATAAGAAATTTCCAGTTCTTGATAAGAACAACAATATTACACATCATCTTGAACCTGCTGCTGAAAGTAAGATAGTATTCATAGATCGAAAGGTGCTTGACAATTATAATCAAATAGTGGAATCAAGTACAATTAATTGTCAAGCAAAAAATAACAAAGAAATTTATATAGATGCTCATGGAAGAGTATTTCCGTGCTGTTGGTTAGCAAATATACCTTACAGTTATACCAATGACTCAACTACCTTAGAAGTTAGGCAAGTAATAACTAACCAATATAATAATATGATCAAAGATTTTGGTGGAGTAGATGCCATTGATACAAAGTATCATAGTGTACAATCTATCATAGATTCAGAAAACTATCAAAATTTATGGGACACTTATTGGGCGAACCCAAAGATGATAACCTGTGCTAGAGAGTGCGGAGTTAACAAATTAAGTAAGCCAATTGACCAATTTGTCGAAAGAACACAGTATGATTAAAACTTCAGCGATTAAAACTACTAACATACCAACATTGTCAGTAGTATGGGATACAGGGCGAAGATGTAATTATGACTGTTCTTACTGTGAAGCGACTCGTCATAATAATTTTAGCAAACCTAAACCATTTGAAGAATTTAAAAAGACATTCGATTTTATCAAAGACTGGGCAGGAATATATAATCTAAGAAGGAAGAATCCTAGTAATCCCGGAATATCTTTTACTGGAGGAGAACCTACAGCAAATCCCAACTTTTGGAAATTAATAGATTACATAAGATCTTTTCCAGAACATTATTATCTAAGTCTAACAACTAATGGCGCATGGGATAAAAAATACTCTAAAAAGATTATTGAAAATTTTGGAGGAGTGACTGTTAGTTATCACGCAGAAGCCGACGAAACACTTAAGAAAAATGTTATTAGGAACATTAAAGAGTTAGCTCAATCAACTATAAATTTACAAGTAAATGTTATGTTACATGTTGACTATTGGGATGAAACTGTACAAGTATATAAAGACCTTAAAGAACAAGGAATTATATGTAACTTAAGACCAATAGGAGACGGCAGCATTGTAAGAAAAGGTTGGTTTATAGATACTGACGGAAGAAACAGGCGAACATCACACGAGTACACAATAGAACAACAGACTTGGTTCTGGAAAGAAATGGGGCTTAAGGAAATTCCTACTAATGTTTCAGAAGGTAATCAGTTAGG